AAACAGTTATTATTAAGTCCGACTGATAGTAGATTTACAACTGCAGGTTCTGGAAGTACTGATTATATTTATGTTGTTAACTTTAAAAGAAATCGATTTAAAGAGAGTTTAGATGCCGGCAATTGGGAATTACCATTACGAACAATTTCTGGTTCTAGACCATTAAATGCAACCGGTAGTGTTAATGTCTCTGGATCTCAAGTTATTACATTGATCGATGATTCATCTATCTCGCCTGTTACTTTAAATGGTGGCGTTTCTGTGTATAACATTGTTTCTGGATCTATTAATACAGGAGTACATAATCCGGGTGCACCAGTTTATTATGGTTTAGCATATCCGCAATATGGTACTTTGGTATTAGATGGGAAAATGTTAGATCAACAATTAAATTTCCAAACAAATACAGGTTCTAGCTCAGAAGGTAATAATCATTTTGCACTATTTCGTTCAATATCTGGATCGGCATTAATTACGAATCCAGCAACTGGCGATCCATTTGGGTTCCAGGCTCGTAATTCAGAAACAATTACTAGTACACATTATTTTGTTAGAATTAAAAATGCAGAATATAATTTTTCTAATAATCCATCCTATACAACGGGAAGTGTTGGTCAAATTGCACAATCTACATTTGTTGGTGATCCAAAAACATATATTACAACCGTTGGATTATACAATGATTCTCAAGAATTATTAGCAGTATCTAAATTAAGTCAACCGTTATTGAAATCATTCCAACGAGAAGCATTAATTCGTGTTAAGTTAGATTTCTAACATAGTTAAAAAAATACATAGATTTAAGCCCTGTTATATTTATTAATAAATGTAGCGGGGCTTATTACTGATTATGGCAGAATCTAGATTAAATAATCAACAAGATACTTATCAAGGCGTATATCCATCTATTTTTAAAAAAGTGGATATTAACGATGTATCTGTTAATACGTTTCAAGTATATAAATCATGGTCGTTTATTTCTGGAAGTGCTACTAGTAGTGCATTGCCATTAATTGGAATTTATAGTGATATAAATACATTACCGGCTCTAGGCACTGAATTAACATATAATGATGCTATGAATATAGATGATAGTTTACAGACTATTACATATTTTTCTATTAATCATTTATTTTATCGTTGGAAAAATGAACCTTTGAAAACTTATGGACCAACTGATTTAAATCGTACTAAAAAATATTTATTTCAATCGGCATCTATATTATCAATCCCGCAAGTAAAAATTGGTGAAGGTATTAAACCAGCATCATTTACATTTACCGGATCATCTTTGAATTTAGCATCTGATGTATACAGCAATTTATATGATATCGCGTTTAACACTAGTAGTATTGTAGATAATGTAAAATGGTATGAAGGATTTAATGAATATTTTGATATTAATAGAATTAATTTTGAGTATTCAAACATTGAATTTAAAAATGGTGTACCAACAACATCTGGATTACAATTACCAGTTGGGTATTCTGCAAAATTTTCCGGAAATGGCTATTTAAAAAGTAGTATCAATGGATACTATGATCGAGATCATGATTATGCTATATCATTTTTTATATCAGCATCCAATATTGGAACTAATAATGAATTGATTATTGCCAAAGCATCAAGCAGTTTATCTCCAACATATCCATTTAATATACAACTAAGTGGTTCTAAACAATTGGTATTTTCTGCTGCGGTGAGCACTACGTTTAAAACACAGGTAACATCATCATTGATATTAACCGGATCATGGAATCATGTTGTTTGTCAAAAATCCGGAAGTAGTTTACAAATGTATATTAATAATGTATTGCATGCTTCTGTTACAAATAATTTATTAATTAATACATTTTCACCATTTACTGCATCAGGTCGAATTGATAATTTTGATGGTTTATATGTTGGCGGGTTTGACACGCAAAGTTTAAATTTTAATGGTTCGTTAGATGAAATTCGAATTTATAATAATGCATTAACTACATCTAATATTAATTCATTACGTGACCGATCAGAAGGTGGTACATTTTTACAAACTGCAAATGTAGGAAATGTTTTTAGTAAACAAGGTTTAGTTGTTATAACATCGCCTGACTATCGATATCACACCTTATTATCGTCACCATATACTTCTAGTTATCGTAGCACATTAACAATAAACGAATTAAATGTTATTACAAAATTAGATTCTGGTGATTTTAATATGTCAACAAATTTAACTCTTACTAAAGATGATGATAGTACATATCAAAGTTTTGTATCAGGAAGTGATTTTGCCCCATATATAACTACAATTGGTTTATATGATGATTTTGGTAGATTATTAGCTATCGGAAAATTAGCACAACCGGTTCGTAAAAGATCTGATGTAGATATGAATTTTTTAATTCGTATTGATTTAGATAAAACAATTCAATTGAAAGCATAAATATGATACGTTTAAAACATTTACTTTCTGAAATTTCTACCGACACAATGAAACGTGTTTTAGATAAAATTAAATCTAAAAAGTTTAGATATATTGGTATGGGTGATAATAGCCGTGTATATGAAATAGATGGAGAAGATTTAGTTTTAAAAATAACAACTGATGATCAAGAGTTAGAAGTTGCAGATGTAATACAAAATAAATACACTGAATATACAACGTTTATTCCAGTATATTATGCTGGTACTATTGATTCTGTAAACTCAAAATCAATTATTATGGCTAATGCATCGGAGTTGCCGGCAAATATAAAAAATAAAATAAATGATTTCATTAATCAATTTAAAACATATTCATATGATCAGGGTGGTGAAGTTTCAATTTTTGATTTTTTAAATAGTGATGCTGTATTTGCAATTGATCCTATAGTTAAAAACTTTTTAGATGCGTTACAACAAGATGTATCTAAAACAAATATTCCAGATCTAGATTTAGATTTAGATTTTAGTTCTGATAATATCATGATATGGAATGGAAATTTAGTAATGGTTGATTGGTGAGATATATTTATATAAAACGGAATAACATGAGTAAACAACTAGAATATATTATTAAACTAGTTTTACAAGAACAGTTTAAAACTAAACCAAAATTAGTAACAAAAACAGCGTTACTAGATGGGAAAGCTACTAATTTTATTAAAACAGAAGTATGTCCAAAACTAGGTATCAATCCAAATGCTTTAACAACCGATCCTAGAATTAATGGATTTCAAGTTATAATAGAACGAAAAGGCGATGTATCAGTCGATCCAGATGAAACAGCAGAAATTTTATATACGCCGGAACAACTACAAGAAGATGTATTAGATTATTTAGAAACTAGTATCGGTGGTGTTTGGGCAAGAAGTCGAAGTGCCGGTTATTTTTGGTTTATTAGTGGGGATATTGATGCTAAAGATACTAAAAACGAAAAGAAACGAGCAAGATATAAAGTTGTATGTACCTATGTAAAAGCTGATATGATTAGTCAATTTAAACGTGTAAAGATTAATTCATCGACGCCCGGATGGTTAAAAACGTTTAAACAAGGAGGTTTGGTTTTTGATATAAATAAAATTAATATTTCTGATTGGGTAGTTAGAATTAAAGATCCTGCAGAAAAACCTGAACTTTTATCGATAGGTGATACACCTAAACAACCGGAAACATCGACAACTACAACTAAACAAGGTATTCCAGTTTTAGATTTAACACCTGATAAAATATCAAATGAAATTTTAAATTCTATTATTGTGCCAGCTGGCGGATTTAAAGTAGGATTAAAAGATGATAATGAATTTTATAAAGTGCAAGTTTTAATGTTAAGATTTGCAGAATCTATTGGACGCGTTGAAAATAAAGCTTGGTATAACAATGTTAAAAATGCATTAAATACAAAAGAAAATCGTGGTGATTTTTGGGATGGTATGCCGGTGTTGAAAAAACTAGGTGGTACACAACAAATAATATCTGTTATAAAAGATCTTTTGAAATATAAAGATTTAAATCCAGATATAGTAACATCAGATTTTATAGATTTATTACGAACTAAATTGAAATAACTATATGTATAAAATTAACGAACAAGAAGATCCATGGGCTGGGGCTGATGCTGCAATACAACAAGCAACAAAAAGTAAATCTACTAGTACCGGTAAGATAACTACACCACCTAAATCCGGAGGAGATGCAGATGCAGCAAAACGAGCTAGAGATGCCGCAGCTTTAAAGGCAAAACAAGATGCGGAACGCAAATCAAAAGAAGATGCGGAACGTAGATTAAAAGGAGGATCTAAAGATCCTAAAGATAGGAACGTAGCTATAATTGCTAAAAAAGCATGGATTCCGTTAATAACTAGCTCAGTAGAATTTTTACAAAATTTTGGAGCTGCTAGTCGTAAACGAGATACTGATTTAATGTATAACTTAATTAAACAATATATTATACGAAATAATACTAATTCTACATATATGGTATGTGTATATATTGATTGGATATTACGATTATCCACACCTGGATCTATAGATCAAAAACTAGCAATGAAATTTCAAAAACAATATAATTATGCATTATCTAGTAACGGATTGAATAGTATTTCAGTAAATGCAATTTTTAATATGCCAAAAGATGCATCTTTAAAAAATATTAATTCAATTTTTAATCCACAACAGCCAATTGGTAAAATGTTAGATATGTCATCTGATAATAAAGTAGTTGCTGAAATTCGAAGCAATTTATATGGTGTTATTAATTATACTGACGATAATACAAGTTCCAAATTTGAAAAACCTAGAAGTGCCGCGGAATTTCATGAAATGATTATGAGAATGTATGAATTAGGATCGTTTAATTTAGAGAATAAATCGGCAAATGGAAAAATGTTACCAAAATTTAAAACAAAATTTTAAATGAAACGAAATCATTTTCATAGTGCCGGTAATGCTAAACGAGCGGCGGCATTAAAATATGGTTATAAATCAGGATTAGAACATACGGTTGCGGAACAAATAAAATCTGCAGAATATCCTTTGAAATATGAAACTGAAACATTAAATTATATAGTACCGGAACGTAAAGCAAAATATACTCCAGATTTTGTTTTTATTAAACGAGATGGTACTTTAATGTTTATTGAAACTAAAGGTCGATGGACTAGTTCTGATCGTTTAAAAATGAAACATGTACTTGCATCGAATCCTGGCATTGATATCCGCATGGTTTTTCAATCTCCTACGCAAAAAATATCTAAAGGAAGTAAAACTACATATGAAAGTTATGCTGTAAAATTAGGTATACATCATGTTGCAAAAAAAGAAATTCCTAGCGAATGGCTTGCGGAATGTTTAAAAAATGGCGAAGAACCAGTTAATGTTAGAAAATTTTTTGCATAAAGATTTGAAATGTGAAATATTTTTAATACATTCATAGAAATTAATGTTATATTAATTAAATGATTGATTCAGTATTGAATCGATCGTTAGACCAGAAATGTAGTGTATGTGTCTAACTAATATTAATAATATTATATTAATAATTAATTGGATTAGTATAGTAATTTAATTATATTATTAATAATGAAGAATATTAAGTTATTACAGTTATTAGAATCAGTATTAGGTAAAGGTAAACCTACATCTGGTGATAACATAGCATTCTTTTCTCCATTCGTTTCTCACTACAAGCCAAAATTAGAAATTAATATTAACACAAATCATGCCGGTGAAAATCCATGGCATTGTTGGATTTCTGATAAAAAAGGTCGGTCAATTGCTACTTTATTTAAACAACTAAATTTAGGTAAAGAAAACTTTGAGCAACTTCAAAAAATATTAAATAACGTTAGATATAAATCATTAAATGATACCGAAACTAAAGTTGTTACATTGCAACTTCCGGAAGATTATAAACCGTTATGGATAAAAAAAAATACTCCGGATTATAAAAATGCAATGCACTACTTATTAAATAGAGGTATTGGTGTTTTTGATATAATTAAATATCGAATTGGATATTGCGAATCTGGTGAGTATACAGGCAAAATAATTATTCCTAGTTACAATAGCGCAGGACAATTAAATTACTTTGTTAGCAGAGCATTTTATAAAGCAGATTCGCAAAAACATAAAAATCCTAAAGTATCTAAAGATATTATTGGGTTTGAAATGTTTATTAATTGGGCGGAACCTATTATACTATGTGAAGGTGCATTTGATGCAATTGCTGTTAAAAGAAATGCAATACCATTATTTGGTAAAATAATACAACCGACACTTCAAAAGAAAATAATTGAAGAACGAGTACGAGATATATATCTTTGTTTAGATGCAGACGCTTTGCGTAATGCAATACAAATTGCTGAACGATTCATGTCAGAAGGATTAAATGTTTATTTTGTTGAGTTACAAGATAAAGATGCTTCTGAATTGGGATTTCATGCAATAAATAATATTTTACAAAATACCGATGTATTAACATTTGAACGGTTAATGCAGTTAAAGATGGGAATGATATGGACATAAAACGTTATGATATTGGAAAAGAATGGGTAGATACAATTTTTCATTGTTCTGACATTCATATTCGCACATTAAAACGCCATCGAGAATACCGAGAGGTATTTAGGAATTTATTTGATCATATTGCACAACATGCAACTAATAATAGTATAGCTGTTGTTACCGGTGATATAGTTCATAGTAAATTAGATATGTCTCCGGAATTAATAGAAATACTTGTTGAGTTCTTCGAAGGATTCATGATACCAACGGTTGTTATTTTAGGTAATCATGACATGAATTTAAACAACATGCATCGAACGGATGCGGTTAGTCCAATAATCAATGTTATTAAGAATCCTAACATTATTTTTGTTAAAGAGAATGGATTATTTCAAATTGCTAATGTTGTATTCAATCACATGGCTGTTGATGTTGCACCAACTGAATATATTAGAGCTGATCAATTCGAAGCTGCATATAAAATTGCATTACATCATGGAGCTGTGAATTCTGCTCGTACTGATATTGGTTATCAAATATCTAATGAGCATGTTGGAATCGATTTGTTTGCTGGTCATGATATTACATTGCTAGGCGATATTCATAAGCCGGCACAATTCTTAGATGATAAACAAACAATTGCATATCCAGGATCATTAATTCAACAAAATCACGGTGAAGCATTAGATCACGGAATATTAGTATGGGATTTGCCAGATCGTTCAGCAAAGTTTGTTCCAATACACAATGATTATGGATATGTAACACTCGATGTGCAAGGCACCACAGTTATTAACGCACCATCACGTATTCCGAATAAGCCCCGAGTTCGTATTAAATTTTCCGACACTAGTGCAGCTGATATGAAAAAAATGATTGCTGCTATTCGAAAAAAATATGATGTACAGGATATCACAATACAGCGAAACTCTACTTCAATTCATAATGAAGCTTCTTCATCATTTACTATAGGAAACGTACGAGATGTTGAATATCAAAACACATTGATAACAGATTACATTGCAGTTAATTTTCCACAAGCAACATCGGAGGAAACAGATGCAATTCGACACATTAACCGAACAATTAATTCTAAACTACCAGCTATCGAATCTGTTCGTCATATGACTTGGCATCCAATTGAATTTGAATTTGATAACATGTTTTCATATGGGGAAGGCAATGTTATTAATTTCGAAAACATGCAGGATGTATGTGGATTATTTGCAGCAAATACATCTGGTAAATCATCTTTACTCGATGCAATTACATATACAATTTTTGATAAATGCAGCAAAACAGGCAAAGCACATGAAGTATTAAATAATAAAAAAGCTACATTCCGAGGTAAATTTACATTTGAAATGAATGGTGTTAAATACATTATCGAACGTAATGGTATTAAACAAAAAAATGGTCATGTTAAAGTTTTGGTAGATTTTTATACCGACACAGAAAATTTAAATGGAGAAGAACGAAGTGATACAAATAAATCGATTCGTAGGTATTTAGGAACATATGATGATTTTATTTTAACTGCATTTTCACTTCAAGCTGATAACAACAATTTTATAGAAAAATCACAAAGAGAACGTAAAGATCTATTATCGCAGTTTTTAGACATAACGGTATTTGAACAACTATATCAACTTGCTGCAGATGAAATTAAAGAAACTGCTGGTAAATTAAAAGAATACAAGAAAACAGATTTTGCTGAAATAATTGTTAGTACAGACAACATAATAAATGCAAATCATGGAACTATTCAAACGTTAGAAACACAAGAAGATGAGTTTCAAGAAAGACGAAATTATTTACAAAATCAAATCGTATCATTAATTGAAACAAAATTACCAACAACATATGATGGACCAGATATTACAAAATTACGAAAAACTGAATCTGATTTAACAGAAAAAATTGATGACTTACAAAATAATATCGATCAATCAGAACAAACTTTAGAAGATTTAAAAACACAACATGTTACGATTAAAAAAGAAATTCGTACTTATGATGAACCTGGTTTATTAGAACAATTGGACCAATTGAAAATTTTTAAAACCAATCTCAAACAAATTGAAACTCAAATTGACAAACAACAAGGAGTTGTAAATGCTAAACAAGAAAAAATTAATCATCTTGCCGAACATGAATATGATCCGAAATGCAAATATTGTACATCTAACGTTTTTGTACAAGATGCAATCGAAGCGCAAAATACAATCGATTCGGATAGAAACATATTAACAGGACTACAAACCACTAAACAAGACATTAATGCTGAAATTGAATTGCTTCAACAATATGAACAACGATATGCTGAATTAATTACACTTCGAACCAATTTACAAACCAAACAAAGTGCTGTAGAAAAATTAGAATTGCAACTTCAGATTGCAGAAAATGAACTGCAAACTAAAGAATCAGAACTTGAAACTTGTTTGGAACGGCAAGAATTATTCCGAAACAATGAAACTGCTATAACTCATAATAAAACAATTGATGAAAAAATTACTGAATGTAAACAAGATATCGATGCATTTACTGAGGAAATAAAATCTATTCAAACACAAATCAAATCACTGTTTGGTGCTATAGAAGTTGCAAAAACAAATAAACAATCTGCATTGACGAGTTTAGATGCATATCATAAATTAGAAACAGAATATAAAGCATATGAATACTATTTACAAACGGTAAAACGAGATGGAATTCCATATGAATTAATTTCTAAAGCAATGCCGAAAATAGAAACTGAAATAAACAATGTTTTAAATCAGGTTGTAGATTTTAATATGGTGTTGCAAAGTGATGGTAAAAATATCAATGGATACATTATTTATGATGAAGATAATTTTTGGCCATTGGAATTAACAAGTGGTATGGAACGTTTTATATCATCATTAGCAATTCGAATAGCACTTATCAATGTATCTGCACTACCACGACCAAATTTTATTGCAATAGATGAAGGATGGGGATCATTGGATGCAGAACATATTTCTGCAGTAGTAAATCTATTTGATTATTTTCGAACTAAATTTGACTTTTCTATTATTATCAGCCATGTTGATTCTATGCGAGATATGGTAGACAATTTAATTGAAGTTAATAAAATCGACGGATTCAGCCAGATTAATCATGTTTGATATTTATATAAAAAGAATATCAATGGATGAAACGCAAAGAAGCTGTTTATAAAGGTTTAGAATTTATCGATGTTTTATACAACGATACATCATTAACATCACCAGATTTTTTTCAAATTTCAGAATTTCCACTTCGGTTAACTGCTGGAAAAAATTTATTTAAACTTCGTGGAAATCCTACGAATTTAAAAGTAGGATCGTATCTAAATATCGAAGTACTAGATTATAATGGTGATCCTATCTATTCTGAAGTTATTGATTATTTAGATGAAGATAAATCCAGAGTTGTTGCAATTTATATATATGAAAATACATCTCCGGGTGATTGTCGAATTACATTGATAGGTGAAGCAGTTAATGCCCCATCTGAATGGCAAAATCGTGCTAATGTTAAATGGACTCGTACGGTACCTGTTAACCCTAATATAGCTAATGATACTGAAATAATATTTGAAACATTACCGACTATAACGTTATCAGAACAGGTTGGAGTTCAGTTAGACAGAGTATACGCAAATAACACGCAGTTTCCTACATATAACACCGGCACCGTAAGATATTATAATTATAACGGTGCAGCTGCTATAGAAATTACCGGGGGATCTTTTACCGGAGATATGATTGGCGGAACATTAACAGTAGCCACTCCACAAAATCCTTCTCCTACGCCTAATTACACTGTATCTAATGCGGTTTATCAAACAACTATTAAAAAGATATTATCTCCTAGTTTAGCACTGTTAAACACAGAGTATACGGTTTTTAGTAGCCAAAGTATTTCATCTCATACATACACTGCATTTGATTACTCTGCTTATTCGGTAACATATGAAGCAACACCGCAATATGTACCTACACAAAATTCTGAATCATTCGCTCTTATACAAATTGATGATTTAGAACCGGCAACTGGTGACATATCCAGAATAAAAACATTTGTTAGCAATAATGGTACTATCGGGTCATGGGAATTAATAAATGATGTAGAATTAGAAGAAACGGAAATATTTGTTTCTAGCACATCATCATTATATCCATATGAGAGTTTAGGATTATTTTACAGTCAAAGCGTAATTAATACATACTGGGAAGGACATACGTATCAAGGTAAAACAGAAATTGCAGCACCGGTACTAACTTGGACAACGGCATCTATTAATAATGCTATGCGTATTTCGAGTAGTGTTAATATTGATGCAGTAAATACTATTACTACTGCAGAATTGCAATCTGCATATAACGGAATTTTTATTAAAGATGCATCATATAAAGTTATGATAGATGCATTAGGAACTAGAACTGGTACAACTAATCCAAAAATTTCTGTTTATTTGTCAGGTAGTGCGTTTAATTTTAATACAACAGACTATTTTAACCAAGATTTTTCCAGACGATTTGGAAAACGGGTTGGTGAATTAGAAGTACAAACTAACAACCAACGATTTGATGATGAAACGTTTGAGTTTACTGCAGATAATACCGGTACTGGTGTATTAATATTTATTGTAGAATCTGGAGAATGGCAAGTTTCTGATGTACGTACAACTTCTGATAATGAGTCAGGATATACACCACAATATACACGTCTTCGAAGTTTAGTACCAACTCCACATAAAGCTGATAATCAAGTATCATTTAAAGTAGAATATTATAATATAGCTGGCGAAAAAAGCAAACAAATTAATTACATTTATAATAAAAATTGGGAAGGTGGTAATCGTTATATAGATGGCGATTATTCTATGCTTACTGGATCTTTGTATGTAGCAGACTCATTAGAAACTGGCGTAGCGATATCTGGATATAAGAATACCGGATATATAAGATCATTAGGTTATGAAGGATTTACTGCTGGCTTTCCTGGATTTTTAATGTGGTCTGGATCTGCTTTAAGTGGATCTTTAGGAACAAAAGGTGGAGTACCATATAGTGGTGTTGGTTTAGAATTATACGGAGATGCTAATAATTATTTTCGTTATTCAACAAATCCATCCGAGTTAGATGTACATACAGAAACATTTTTCTTTGGAGATCCTAACTCACAGTATATTTCTGGAAGTAATGGTAATTTAGAAATATCATCGAGTGGATTTTATTTAACAGCGGATGGGGATGTAACTGCATCATCATTTATTGCAGTAAATGGAAGTAATGTTTTATTTGATTCGAACTCAGAATTTGTTGATGGATTTAATGTCGGCCGGGTTGTATATTTTGATAGATCAGAATTTACAGCTTCTGGTAATTTTGGAAGTAATGGTACACCTGTAACTTCATCGATATTTGAAACATTTATTTTACCAGGCGAAACTAGAATGCAAATATCAGTAACTGCTCAATTTATAAATTCTGCTTCAGGTAATAGAACATTATCGGGTGAATGGTATATACAATCTGCTAGTAGTATAGATTTAAGTCCATTGACTAATGAATATGATATGTGGAGTACTCCAAAATCTTTGTCAGGCGGATCAGTACCGATATTATTTACACCTGTTACTTCAATTCGAGGAAATTCTAGAACATTAGAAGTAGTAGGTGGTACTGTTGGAAAAGCTAATTTTGCTGAATGTCAGGGTAAATATGTAAGAATTTACATGTTAACATCACACGCGGGATTAGGGTCGGGAACGAGTGAATTTAAACTAAAACACTTTGTATATCGTACTAGTCGAGTTGTAGGTAGCGTTACTGGATCTATAGGAATATTACTTCCGGAAATATAATCAATAATTTATTAGATAATATTTATATATAAAGAAATAAAATGAACAAAATAACAGTACTGTTTCCTGGCGGGTTTAAACCATTAACTGGTGCTCATCTAGATTTAGCAAATCGGTATGCACAATCTGCAGATGTAGATCGTGTTATACTTTTAATTGGTCCTAAAGAACGAGATGGAATTACCCGAGATAAAACAATTGAAATGTTTAATATCTTAAATGATAATCCTAATATTGAAATACAACCAACAGAATTTAATTCTCCTATAACGGCCGCATATGAATACTTATTTGCACTTCCAGAAGATGTGACTGGTCGGTATGCAATGGCTGCATCGGCTAAAGGTGATGATTATGTTCGTGCAAAAGATTTTATCCCAAATGTAGATAAATACGCAACTATCGGAGACAAAAAAGGCCGTACGATTCCCTCCGGTATAGATGCAATAGAATTAAATGTTAATGTAGATCCAATGCAATATCGTAATGGTGAACCGGTTTCAGCAACTGTTGTTCGAACGGCATTAGCTAATAATGATTATGAAACATTTCGAGCATCATATCCACAATACGATGAAGCTAAAGTAAAAAATGTTTGGCAACTATTAACTGGTATGCAAGAATCATTATTTACTAAAGATTGGTGGTTAAACAATTTACAAGAAGATGTAGATTCTGTTGTTGAATCAATGATGTTTCCACGTGAAAAAAAACATCATGCTGATAAAATTAAAAAATTACGTGCATTTTTAGATAAACATCGAGGCAAAGATTTTGTATATGATTTTGATGATTTTCATAAAACAGTATATGGTGCTAAATTAGTAGAAAATATAATTAAAGAAAACTATATAACACGGTCCGAATTGGCATCTATAGAATCAGCAGTTGATGGATTTTTTAGACATTATGGAATTGATGTAGATTTTCAAGGCAAGTTTACGCATTTTATCGATCGATTAAATGACCCAAGAAACGAAGCACCTATTTATACAGATGAACTCCGAGATTTTTTCGAAGATTTAGCAAATGAATATGGAGATAAAATTGCTAGACAATTGCATTTAGATCGACCAAACGGTGTTGGTTCTGATTATCAATTTGATATTCCAATTCATATGCCATTCATGCTGCAATGGAATCCTAGTAAAAAAGTGATTGAATTAATTCCGCGGACAATTAAAAAACAAAGAAAACGATGGCAGTCAAATAATCCAGAAGATATTATATATACAATCGAATCTCGTTTAAAAACTGGAGGTATATTGTCTGAAGGTGGTGCTGCAGGACATATGGCACATCCATGGGATGATCATGGATTAACATTTAATGACGTTCGGGAAATTGTATCTAGAGCATTATCAGGTCGTTTAGATATTGAACAAGCTGTAACAGAAAAAACAGATGGGCAAAATATTCAGTTTACCTGGAAAAACGGACAGCCTGGTTTTGCTAGAAATAAAGGTACTATTATTAATCCAATGACACCTGATCAGTTGATTGCAGATTTCGAACGTAAATATCAGGAAGCAATTCAGAAAAATGGAGCTGAGGCAGCTGAAGGATATAAACTAGTAGTAGATGCATTTCGGGAAATGGCACAAGATATTACTGCTGCATTATCTTCATTACCAGCTGGAGAATTAGAACGTATATTTAAAAACGGCCGAGTATTTGCAAACATGGAAATTATTTATCCAGCAACTAAAAATGTAATTGCATATGATAAAGCACATCTTCAGTTTCATAACTTAGTTGAATATGATGAAAAAGGCAATGTTGTTGAAACTGACTTAACCGGTGGTGCAATGATGCAAAAAATCATACAAGATGCAAATGCTCATATGCAAAATACATTTTCATTTATTCCGCCACAACGTATTAAACTAGGGCGTGTATATGATTTTGAAGATCAACAAGCAGCATTTTATAATGAAATTGATCAACTTCGAGACAAGTATGGATTAAAAGATACGGATTTGTTAAGTGATTATCATAAAGCATGGTGGCGTGATGTAATACAAACAAAAGCAAATGAAGTAGGATACGAAATACCGGATGATATTTTAGTAACATTAACCCAGCGCTGGGCATTTGATAATAAATCTACAAATATATCAGTACTTAAAAAACAAATTGATAATCCGGAATTTGTTGCATGGGTTGATGCATTTGATAAAAAAGATTTTAAACAATATCGTAAACAAAACTTAGAACCGTTTGAATCAATCTTTTTACGTTTAGGTGTATTAGTATTGCAAAATGCATCTAATTTCTTAGCAGCAAATCCTAGCCGAACTGTGCAAGCAATTAAATCCGAATTATCACAATTGATTAAAGATTTACAAGGATCTCCAAATGAAGATACGTTACGTAAATTAGAGTCAGAACTTCGTAGAATTCAGAAGTTAGGAGGATTTGATTCAATTGTACCGTCTGAAGGCATAGTATTTACATATCAAGGTAACACATACAAGATGACAGGAGCATTTGCACCAGTGAATCAGATATTAGGCGTATTAAAATACGCACGGTGATATTTATATAAAAATAGGATAATTTAAAATGGCTCAAAAACATAAAAGCAAGTATAAAGCTCCAAAAGATCTAGAAAAATCACAAAAACCAAAAGCTCGTAAAGATCTTAAAGATTATACAATGGATGATAAAGATGGAGGATTAAATCCAAAATCTACCAAAGATAAACAATTAGGTGTATTACGTAAAACGGATAAAGAAGTTGTTGATACTGGTAAATTGGATATTAAGTATGATGCTGATGATCGTCTTTATACAAAAATTGAAGATGGTGAGTATGATCCTAAAACTGCAGCAAAACGACTAAATAAACGTTCTGAAAAAGAAGAAAAAGAAACTGCGGATGTGTTAAAAGATAAAATTGAAAATTTAACTCGAGAACAAAAAGAACAAATTGTTCGTGAATATATTCGAAGAAAAATTAACAAAGTATTAGCAGAACAAGCAACACCACCAACTGACGAAGAACAGCCGACAGAAGAACCAGAAGCAACACCAACCGAACCAGAAGCACCAGAAGCTACTGATACGACTGCAACACCTACTGCAACACCTGCTGCAGCACCAGATATGACTGCAACACCCACACCTGCTGCCGATCCAACTGCTGCAACACCAACTGAAGAGCCTGCTACAGCCGAAACAACACCTGAACCAGAAGTCGATCCAGAAACTAAAAAAACAATGGATACCGATCGTTTTGTTCAATCATTAAAAATGATGCCTGGTACAGTAGAAAAAATCAAAGCAATTGCTAATGTAATTAAATTAGCAACCAATGAATTAGAATATGATGATTCTAAAAACTTCTTCCAATTATTACGTACATACGCAATTAATAAATTAGAAAGATTAGGCTCAGAAAAAGAATCTAAAAAATAGTTATATGTCAAAAAAGTTACAAAACATTAAAGCCGTTCAACAAATGTTGGAAGGTAATCACAAGTTTCAAACAAAAAAGACCATTGGATTTTCTGATGCAAATGAAACTGCTGAAAAAAATCGAAAACGTTTAATAGGAGACGTTTGGGAAGAAACTGATTCTGCAACCGGAATTACCCATGTAATCGAACAACGAGATGGGTTTCGAATTAAAAAAACAAAAAGCAGTGATGTATTGCAAGAAGTTCGAGACGAAGTTCGTTCATTTCCTAATTGCCGTAAAGAAACATGTACATGTTTAGGTAAACATCCCATAGATCAAAAAATGCAAAAAATACATGGAATGTGTTTTGATTGTGTGGTTGAAATGGAACATGAATTAAAAAAATCTGGCAAATATACAGAATATGAACAGACAAAAATTCGTGAAAATGCCTTAGCTTGGTTAGCTTCTGCAGAACGAGATGTTGCTATGTTAAAACAAGCATATACTCAAGCATCTGAATTCGTAACAAATTCGGCCGGCGAAAAAGAATCATGGTCAGCTCGTATGACTTCTGAGGAATTTGAAGAAACAATACAAAAACAATTTGATAAATTTAAAGAAAACTTTTTAACAAAATTAAATGGAGAAACAAATGAAAATGATTAAAAAATATTGGGCAATACTAGTAGGAGCAATTATTGCAATTATCGGAATATTTGCAGTAACATCGCGTCGAAATTCTGATAAAAAATCGGATAAACTAAAAAAACAAATTGATGACAACACGCAACAAGTTAATCAATTGCAAGGTAAAGTTGATGTTATAGAAGAACAACGAGAATCTGTTAAAACAGAAATTGAACAACATGAACAGACAATTGAAGAGTTAAAACATGAAAAAGAAAATATTGTTGTAGAAGAAGCTAAAACGGTACAAGCTGCAAAAGAAAATATTTTAAATAAAACACGCAGAGGTCGTAAACCTAAAAAGAAATAGTTATGAAACGTTTATTATTATTATTAATATTTCCCATTTCTTGCTTTGCACAAGAAGTTGATGATACTTGTTTTACGGAACAAGAAATATTAGATATTTCATTTACACTCGATTCACTTTACAAAGTTATTGATATAAATGATAATATCATAATAGAACAAGAATTTTTAATTGATAAACAAAGTAAATTAATTGAATTAGATTCAATACAATTATCATATAAAACACAACAAATAGATTTATTACAGAAAAATATAAATTTATATGTTGAACGAGAAAAGCGTTTACAGCCAAAATGGTTTGATAATAAAGCAATTTGGTTTGGTAGTGGTATTTTAACTACGTTATTTACTGGCGTAATTATCAATCAATATTTAAAATAAATGTCGCAACCTAACATAAAGCAAATAATACAGCAACAGTACATGATGTGTGCTAAAGATCCTGTATTCTTTATGCGTAATTATTGTTATATCCAACATCCAAAACGGGGTAAGATTAAATTTAATCTGTTTCCATTTCAGGAAGATTCATTAACTGAATTGCGAGATAATCGATACAATGTTATTTTAAAATCTCGGCAGTTAGGTATATCAACATTATCAGCTGGCTTTGCTTTATGGAGCATGTTATTTGCAGAAGATTTCAATGTGCTTGTTATTGCCACTACGCAAGAAGTAGCAAAAAACTTAGTAACTAAAGTGCGAGTGATGCATGACAATTTACCAAGTTGGCTTAAAGGTACAGTTGAAGCAGACAATAAATTGTCTTTAAAATTTAAAAATGGTTCGCAGATTAAAGCAGTATCATCAGCAACCACCGGAGCTCGATCAGAAGCATTATCATTATTAATTGTGGATGAGGCTGCTTTTATTAGAAACATTGAAGAAATATGGATAGCATCACAAGCAACTCTATCAACGGGTGGTGGTGCTATTGTATTATCTACACCCAATGGCGTTGGTAACTGGTTTCATCAAACATGGGCAGATGCTGAAGCTGATATTAATGGCTTTCACACAATTAAACTGCATTGGACAGTGCATCCAGAACGAGATCAGCAATGGCGTAATGAACAAACACAGCTTTTAGGTGAACGGGGAGCTGCACAAGAATGTGATTGTGACTTTGTAAGTTCGGGACATACTGTTGTTGATGGTCCATTATTATTAGAATATGATGCAAATTGTTCAGATCCAATAGAAAAACGTGGGTTTGATGGCAATTATTGGGTTTGGGAATATCCAGACTACGCACGTGATTATATAGTAGTAGCTGACGTCGCGCGAGGCGATGGAGCTGACTTTTCTACTTTTCAAATATTTGATGTAGAATCAGTACGTCAAGTTGCCGAATATAAAGGTAAAATTCCACCGAATGAATTTGGTAATATGCTTGTAACTGTAGCTACGGAATGGAATAATGCATTGCTAGCAATAGAAAATGCAAATATTGGTTGGGCAGCAATACAGCCAGCATTAGATCGAGGATATCAAAATTTACATTATACATACAAAGACGATGGATATACTGATGCTGATGTACAACTTCGTAAAGGTTATGATATGAAAGATAAAACACAAATGGTACCAGGTGTGTCTACAACATCCAGAACACGACCATTAATGATATCTGCCTTAGAAATGTATATGCGTCAAAAAACCCCTATTATTCGTAGTAAAAGGCTTATACAAGAACTATTAGTGTTTATTTGGTTAAATGGTAAAGCACAATCACAACAAGGATATAATGACGATTTAGTTATGGCATTTGCTATCACACTTTGGTTACGAGACACCGCGCTAAAACTACGTCAACAAGGAATTGATTTAAATAAACGAGCTTTATCATCATTTCAAAAAACTGATACAGTTATTTATACCGGTAAAACATCTCAAAAAGATAGTGGATGGAATTGGAATCCAGGCGATGGCGATCAAGATTTAACTTGGCTTATTCGATAAAAAACAAGTAGATCTAAAACTAGTTATATTTATATTAAAAAGAAAATATGGCGTCATTAAGAAAACGTTTACAAAATCTATTTACTACTAATGTAATTGTCCGTGCATATGGTAAAGACCAATTACGAATTGTAGATACCAATAGATTACAGAGCTCTGGTAATTTAGGTCAAAGTAAAATAGCCGACAGATATACTAGACTGCATGGTGCTAATAAACATCGTGTAGGTGGAATGGGTGGATATGATTCTAACTATTATATGCATCAGAATCGTATGCAACTTTATGCTGATTATGAAATGATGGATAAAGATCCAATTATACATTCAGCATTAGATATTTATTCTGACGAATCTACATTAGCCGATCAGTTTGGTGAAATTTTAACAATTAAATCTAATAAATCGAACATTCAAAAAATATTATATAATTTATTTTATGATGTATTGAACATTGAATTTAATTTATGGGCATGGATACGTAATTTAACTAAATATGGTGATTTCTTTTTAAAATTAGATATTGCTGAAGAGTATGGAATTATCAATGCTCGTCCATTTTCTAGTTATGAAATGGAACGTTGGGAAGAATATAATGAAGCTACTGGTGAGTATGAAATTAAATTTAAAAATATTGCATCGGAACAAATGAAATATGATGTGTTTGAAATTGCACATTTTCGTATGTTATCCGATTCAAATTTTTTACCATATGGTAGATCTATGCTCGAAGGAGCTCGTAAAGAGTTTCAGAAATTAATGATGATGGAAGATGCTATGCTAATACATCGTATTATGCGAGCACCTGAAAAACGTATTTTCAAAATAGATATTGGTAATATTCCACCAAATGAAGTTGATTCTTTCATGGAACAAATTATCAATAAAATGAAAAAAATTCCACATATCGATCCACAAACAGGTAATTACAATTTACGTTTTAATCTTAATAACATGTTGGAAGATTATTACTTACCAGTTCGAGGAGGACAGTCATCTACGCAAATAGATACATTACCAGGTATGACATTTACTGGAATGGATGATATTGAATACATCAAAGACAAAATGATGGCTGCTTTAAAAATACCTAAACCATTCTTAGGATATGCAGAAGCAGTTGAAGGAAAATCTACATTAGCATCAATGGATATTCGTTTTGCTAGAACTATTGAACGAATACAAAAAATTGTAATTTCTGAATTAACTAAAATTGCAATTGTGCATTTGTACGCTCAAGGATTTGAAGGAGAGGATTTAGTCGGTTTTGAATTACAATTAACAGCTCCATCTATTATTTATGATCAACAAAAAGTTGCGTTAATGAATGAAAAGATAACATTAGCAAACGCAATGAAAGATTCAAAATTAGTATCAGATCAATACATTTACGAATTTATATTTAATATGTCCGAAGAACAATGGTTACAAGAAAGAACCAATGTTATTGAAGATCTTAAATTAAGATTCCGACAAAATCAGATTGAACAAGAAGGTAATGATCCGGCAATAACAGGTGTATCATTTGGAACTCCACACGATCTAGCAACGGTTCATATGTCATCTAATGAAGTTGAAGAAAAAGACAAAGGCGGTCGTCCAAAAGAAGGAATTAAATCAGGTCAGCATAAAAACGCGTTTGGTTGGGATGTTACTGGTAAAAAAGAAATCGATCAAGCGTTTGATCCTGAAAATCAAAAAACAGCATTTCAGCCAGATCCAAATTTCCGGAATAGTTCTACAATTGCCGTTGAAAGTTTTGTAAAAAAATTACAGTCTGTAAAAGGAAATAGTGTATCTATTATAACTGAGACATTAAATTCTAATAATAAACAAGATGAAGATTCTGGAACTATACTAGATGAAAATAACATTTTATAATTATAAACATATTTATTTAAAAGATTCGGGGCAACGTATAAAACATGAAAAAATTAAAACATTCGAAATATAAAAATACGGGTATTTTATTTGAAATGTTAGTAAGAAAATTAACATCTGAAACATTATCTTCTGATAAATCGGTTACAATTGATATAATTAAAAAATACTTTGGACGTAATACTGAATTAGCAAAAGAATTGCATTTGTATAACACGTTAATTAAAGAGCAATTTAAAAGTGAAGCTCAGGCATTAGATTATGTACGTACAGTAAAATCTGCACACTCTAAATTAAATCAAAGTGCATTAAAGCGACAACGATATAATTTAGTAAAAGAAATTTCAGAAAAATTTGTTTTTTCAGATATGGCAAAAATGCATATCAATAATTACAAAGTTTTAGCATCTATTAACATGTTGTTCGAACATGATGAAACTCATAATCCAAAACAATTGCTAGAATGTAAAAATGTAATTATTACACATGGATTAATATCAGAACAACGTACCCATGTAAAAAAAGACAATATACTCGAAACATTTGAATCACAATCTAAGGATATGCGTTTGTTAGCATATCAAATGTTAGTAGATAAATTTAATAAAAAATATTCAGTATTATCCGAATCTCAGAAACGTTTATTAAACAAATATATTACAAATGTTAATGATACTACTGCTTTAAAGGAATATATACAACATGTTATTCCTGTTATTAAAAAAGATTTAGCTGCACAAGCAAAGCATATCTCAGATCCTGCTACTAAAATAAAAGTAACAAAACTATCTGAAATGTTATGTAATGTTGAAACAATGAAATCTATTAAAGAATCACATATTTTATCATTACTTCGTTATTTTGATTTGATAGACGAATTAAAAGGGATTCATTCATGAGGTCATTTCTTAAAGAAATTGAAGATAAATTTTTAGAATTAAATTCAGTTCATGAAAATTTAAAGTCTAGTTTAGATGAGCCAAACTACATCGAAGTAGCAGTACGTGATGCTAAACGAGCTTTAGAAACATATGCGGATATTGCTAGAAGTTTTAATGAAATTACTACATATGGATCTAATGTATATGCTTCATTTAATGGAGAAGAAATACAAGATCTATATGACACGTTTATTAAACAAAATATTGAAATTATCGATCATAATATTTCATTGGATGAAATGTCAACAACTGGGGGAGTTGCTGGATTTAATACACCAGCTGCTTTTGCTAAACCAGGCAAATGGCGTGGTAAACAAGCTAGATATGAATCAGTAAATACCCCACCAACATATAAATTCGATCCATTTACAGATAACGATCAGTATCAAAAACCTGAGTCTGAGGAAGAAGAATATAATTCTAAATTTCCATTTGCAGTTGATGGTAAAGATTGGCAACATTCTGATTATGAATATCCATCAAAAAATTTAGTAGGAAAACCAGGTACTGCTACTAAAAAACATAAAACATTAACTGTTAATGAAGTGATAGAAACAAAATATGAACAGTTAATTGAAAGTTATCGAAACTTTAAATCTGAAGATATAAAACCTTCGGTTAAAGTTAAGAAAACAATACAAGAAATTGCAAAAAAACTTTCTGAAATTGAAACGTTGGTTAATTACAATACAAAATTAAAAACAGAATCTGGTGTAACATCTACATCATATGGACCAGCGACAACAAAAGCGTTACAAAAAATATCAGAAAGATTAATAAAAATATCAGAACGAATAAGATCATTAGGGGAATAATATGTCAAAACAACTAATTGTAGAATATATGCCATTTAAACCGGTTGGTTCATTAAATGAATCAAATGGGGCTGCATATGGAATACCAGGTGGTTTTGTAGTTGAAGGAGTTTTACAAAGAGCTGGTGCTAAAAATCAAAATGGACGAATATATCCTAAAAACATATTACATAGAGAGTGCCAGAGATATCAACGAGAATATATTGATCAACATAGAGCATTAGGTGAATTAGATCATCCAGAATCATCGGTAGTTAACTTGAATAATGTGTCACACAATATTCTTAAAATTTGGTGGAGTGGTGATGATCTACATGGTACAGTTCAAGTATTAGATACGCCATCTGGTAAAATTCTTAAAGAGTTGTTCCGAGCGGGAATTACATTGGGAATATCATCGCGAGGATTGGGATCTGTAAAGGAATTACGTAACGAGTCAGCAGTAGAAGTTCAAGAGGATTTTGAATTAATATGTTGGGACTTTGTATCAAATCCATCAACCCACGGTGCATTTATGCGACCAACATCAATGAATGAATCTGTTAATAAAAATCAAACAACAAATAAATACGCAAATGTTAATAACATTATCACATCTATATTGTGTGAAGATGGAAAATGTAGGATATAATATGAATACACCGAATTTAAAAAGAATTTTAGAAATGATGACTGGCGAAGAAGAAGTAGCATTAACAAAAGAAGAAAAACGCCAGTTTATGCAAGATGTAGCAAATTTTTCTGCATTAGGTGAATCGGTATATGGAAGTGGAAAACTAAAAGATTTAACGGAACGCGTACGTGGTATCGTTGACAAATCACAACGAATAATGACCGAAGATAAAGACTGGTTTGATAATGTAACTGTAAGTCGTCATGCGAAAGGTTTAACGGAAGCTTTTAAAGTATTTGAAGCTACTTCTAAAGAAATAAACCAATTACAGCAACGATTAGAAGCTGCATATGAAGATATTGGACAGCATTTAAACCGATACTTCCGCGTTGGATAATTTGGAAATTAGTATAAAATACTTTATTATTAAGGTAATATAAAATGAATAAACTAAAAAAACTATATCGTGACTTTTTTGGATTAACTGAACAAACATCAATTAATAATAAAAAAGGATCTGTACATTTACCGAAAACAACACCTGCACCTGATATTAAAAAAATGACTGATCAGGGATTAGATGTTAAATTAGAAAATACTGAATTAGAAGAAGCAGAATTAGTTAATAAGATTACTGATTATCAAGGCGGCGTACGAATGTTATTTGCTGATCCGGCAACAGCAAAACAAACAATGATGGATATTATTGATTGGTCAAAGAAAAAAGGATTTGAACTAATTACAAAAGATTTATACAAAACATCATCTGGTGCAGTAGCTGGATATCTATATTTTAGAATTGGTACGGATCCGTATAAAGATTCACAGAGAATACAAGGTTATATATCACAGTCTCCGGGAATTGCTAAATTTAAATTTAAAGTTAAAAAATAAACAAGTTATATGAGTAAAAAACAAAAACAACATCAACAAATTGTTCCTGGTAATTCTTTAGCTATAAATGTAGTAGGTACAGAAGCAATGGATTTAGCACATGCATTAAAGGCATGGAAACGTAAAGTAAAATCTGCTAACATATTGAATCGGGTTAAAGACAAACAAGAATATATTAAACCTAGTGTAACAAATCGTCAGCAAAAAACCAAAGCTGCATACATTCAACGTATAAAATCAGCAAACGAATAATAAACACGAAAATATAATAATTTAAAGCCTCAACAAAAAAGTTGGGGCTTTTTTACTGTTTTTTAATACATTGATATATTTATTAAAGAATACGCTATTTTCTTTTATTATATAGCGTTTAGATGTATAAAAAATATTCTATTAAGATTCATAATAATCTTACTTCCAAAAAAAAAATTTAAGGAGAAACAAATGGCAAAATCAGATTTGCTAAAAGAAGCAATCGCTGATGCACGTGCTGTTAAAGAAACTGCATTAGCAAACGCAAAACTTGCGCTTCAAGAAGCTTTCGCACCAAGAATTAAAGAGATGCTGGCAACAGAAATCGAAAATGAATTGGCTGACGAAGATGCGATGGAAGCGGATGTAGAAATGGATTCAATGGATGTTGACGCTGGTATGGAAGGCGAAGGCGAAGGAGTTGAGTGGGTTGACAATGACATTTCATTTTCAGTAGGTGATGAAACTTATGATTATGAAATTAACGAACCAGCTGACGAAGAAATGCCGGCAGACGTACCTGCAGAAATTGAAGCTGATGAATTTTCTGAAGAGGGTGAAGAAGATCTAAATTTAGAAGCAATCATTCGTGAGCTTGAAGGCGATTTAGAAATGGAAACAGAACCAGAAATGGAAACAGATGTTGACGAAGAAATCGTTGCAGATGGCTATATGTCTGACGAAGATGATGAAATGATGTCTGAAAATATCGATTCTATCATTGAAGCAATCTTACGTGAAGAGGAAGAAGCAGAAGAAGATGAAGAGGCAGATCACATGAAAGAAGAAATGGAAGCTAAAGAAGAAGAACTTAAAGAAGCTTACCGTACGGTTCATGAACTTAAGTCTATTCTTTCTGAAGTTAATCTTTTAAATGCAAAACTTCTTTACACAAACAAATTGTTCCGTAACTTTGAGTTAAACGAAACTCAAAAAATGAAAGTAATTGAAAATTTTGATCGTGCCGGAACAACGAGAGAAGTTAAATTAGTATTCACTACATTGGCTGAATCATTCACTCGTCCAGTTAAAAAACGTGTAGTTAAAGAGTCGTATGCATCTAAAGCAGTTGCAACAACAGCTCCTAGCAAAGCAACAACACAAGTTTTATCTGAAGGGTTTGAATTAGCTAACCGTTGGAAAAAATTAGCAGGATTGCTATAAACATTAAAAAAAAGGAAAACAAAAATGAGTATTTCAAATTTATTGCAAACTAACGATTTTGTACAAAGAAATCAAGCAAAAGCGTTAGCAGCAAAATGGGAAAAGACCGGTCTATTAGAAGGTCTTAAGGGCGAAACCGAAAAAGCAGGTATGGCTCAATTGCTTGAAAACCAAGCACGTCAATTAGTAAAAGAAGCATCATCTACGGGTGTTGCTGCAGGATCTGAAGAATGGGCTGGTGTAGCTCTTCCATTGGTACGTCGTATCTTTGCTGAATTTGCAGCTAAAGAATTCGTTTCAGTTCAACCAATGAACTTGCCATCAGGACTTATTTTCTATCTTGATTTCAAATATGGTACAGCACAACCAGGATTCGATGATGACAACTTGAACCGTACAGGTGATCCATTTGGAAATCCTAATGCATTAGATTCAATGTTTGGTGTTACTACAACTGGATCTGACGCAGCTGGAGGTCTTTATGGAGCAGGTCGTTTTGGATATTCAATTCATAACGTTAGTTCGACAGTAACTGCAGCAACTGGTTCTGCACCATCATCTGCATCTTTAAATTTCGATTCAGATTTTACAAACGGATCATCAAATTATAAAGTTGTTACAGTTAACGTACCAACAGATGCTGATTTATATGCAGTTCGTGCATTTACACTTAGTTCTGGTTCTGCTAACACAGAAATTGTACCGGTACAAGCTTTCTCAACAATTACTAGCAACTACACTGCGTCATTCGTTGTAACTGCAACTCAAGCAATTGCAATTCAAACTGCAATTAGTGCATCTAATTTCAAATTGAATTATAGCAAACAACCTACTGATATTACTAGAGGTGATTTTGAAGATAAAAATCCATTTAAAGGATCTTCTGCTAACACAGG